TTTTTTGTTTCATGCCCCAACATTTTCCATTCGATTGGAGAAAGTGGACATAGGACAAAGACTAGAATTTTTACCTACTGCTGTTGATCCCAGAGATGATCGACATATTCGAAAGTTGCGTGATTGGGTTCGAAATAATAAGTGTTTGTGGTTTGCAGTCCGTGGAACTCCTGCTCGCATTGCGAGCGTTAAGGATTTTGGCACTTTTTGTGTTGTGGATCCAGATGGTTTGCATTTTAATGAGATCTGTGCAGCATTTACGTATGTTTTGGATAACAAAATAGAGTTTATGCATGTATTACGACTTTGTTATAATGAAGCCTTCGTTGAAGTGAACAGGATAAATGGAAACTTGCTAAAGGGAGAAGAGGTCAAAGAAAGTGAAGATAATGACGATAGAGATGGCGGAAACTCTCGAAACTCCGATGATGGTGGAAATTCTTCCGATGGAGATGGGCCTAGCTCGTCACCAACACCATCAAAATCAACTCCGGACGATTCAAGCTCTGAAACCGATATGGACAAAAAGAGAAAAGAATTGAAAGAAGCTGCTCGAAAGAATAAAATAGATGCTAATCTCAGATTGGCAAAAGAACACGTAGGAATTGCTGGTGCTGCATTTTTGGATGGCCGACGCGAAGCTTTAGATAGCATAGTGCGAGCGACCAAGAAGAAAGGACGGAAAGCAGTTCGACTTGTTAAAAAGAAAACTAAAAAGTTCTTTGAAACATTGGGTGTACCTTTTGCCTTGTTTGAGACTTTCTGCAAAAATAACCCTGTACTAGGAATGGTAATAAAGGGAGGTATGATTGCATTGCTTGCAGCTTTGGCTGCTGGTATTGCTTATGCCGTTTGTAGAAGTCATCGAATGTATACTTATCGAAATGCTGGCGAGAAAGAAGCCAAAGTCGATTTTATTCGAATATTAGTCAAAATTGCCGGGATAACTGGGTTTATCTTAATGGTTGTTGGCTTAATTTCGGATGGTCGAGAATTACTTTCCCTTGCAAAGGATATGAATTGGTTAAATTCAGTGGTTCCAGTTAAGCCTGCGGAAAATGATTGTAAAACATACTGGGCAACCGGAAAATGTAACAAACATGCTGCTGGACAATGTGAATATGAACATGATCATGTTCTTGCAAGTGTTGAAATGGGCCGTGAGACTGAAACGGACTTTGAAAAAATAATGGGACATTTGGCTAACAATAAGGGGAAAATAGCAGTTGGACTTTCGATTGCTTGTGGAATTGTTGTTGGAGCGGCTTGGTCATATTATAGACCTGTCACTGATGATTTCCTTGATACATATTGGTTAAAGGTGGAAACCGAAAATACTAAGAAAATAAAAGGAAAAATCCAAGTGCCAAGAATAAATGTGGCCAAAGCTCAAAAAGAAGGAAAGGATATTCTTGAAGAGGAGCAATCCTCCAATGAAGATGTTACTTATGAGGCTGAAAATGAGCCTGAAGTTGAACCGGAAACGGATGAAGACGAAAAGGCGGCTGAAATGGCTGAACAAGAACAACGACATAAAGAATTTACTGCACTTCTTGAAGCAGAACCAGAACCTAAACAAAATTATAATAAAGTTCGAGGAGAGAAGCACGGATACGGAAACAAGGGCGCTGATGCCCACGCTGTTTCTAGGGCTGATTTAGATGCAATGAGAGCCGCTGAGGATAAACGTAAGGGTACGAAAACCCAAGGTAAAGATTATGATTACATGACAATTGTGCCAGATCAAAAATTGATACCAGGAGTTACGAATTTACAGTGGTTGTTGAATCCAAATGATCAACCCGATAAACAAACGTGGCTGTGTGCTGTTTGTGGACGTGCCCATGTTCAAAGGATGGGACAAAAAGGGCGTTTCGAATTGACGCGCCATATTATGAAAGCTCATGCTGATGTAATACCTTTTGTGAATTTTAGTTCACGATTGCAATATGACAGCAAAGACCCGATAGCGTTATTGGGAAATGAGGTTTTGAAAAGTGGAAATGGAACTCTTTATCATGAATTCGTGTCTCGGTTGATTGACTATAAAACTGGAGAACCATTGGTGCCGAAACAGGCAGCCGCGGGTACTAAAGGTGCCACGGATGTAAATGCGCCATGGAGATTTACAGCTACTATAGCTGCGCATCTCAAGAAAACATATCCAAAGATCAGTGCTGATCAATTCCCCTATCTTTTTAAACTTAAAAAGGATCTTGAAAAAGAATCTGAAAAGTTAGAAAAGGCTAAGGAGGAACAACCAGCTATTGATGCCAAGGTGATTGCAGAGAAGCGAGAAAAATTGACGGAACAAGAAAAGAAAGAAAAAGATGTTCAACGCGAAAAAATGGAACGAATCCTCGCGCGGGCGCGCGAAAGGGTTGCTCAAAAAGGCGATGCAAAAGCAGAAGGTAAGTGGTATCCAATGATTCTTCAGTTAACTGAGGAGTTGGAATTGATGTCACAAACAAATGATGCGGTGCCCGAAGGAAAAGTAGAGCAACTTAAACAGGCTCTTAATAAGGAGAAACTGCGGACTAAACAAAATGAGAAGCGGAAAAAGGAGAAATCTGAGAAATCCGAAGAAAAAGGCGAATTGAAGAATGAGGGCTTTCAAAAATTAGCTCCCACGGAATTGGCCGGACACAGTAAAGTTGTTGTCCCTATATTTAAACGAGGTGGAAAATATCATGAATCTGATCGCATGTTTAATGCAACATATGTAAAAATAGGACGAGGCGATAAGATATTTTTGGCGATATTAACACCAAAGTGGGATGTACAGGAAAACGGCGATGGCTGTGTTTTCGATTCTCAGTTACCCGTAGAATTTCGAGGGTCTGATAAATCAGTTAAATGCATAGATCTAGCAGGAATGTGGATTATCGAGGGAGATTTTGCTTATATTCCGTGGACGAAGCTAAATTTATTTGGCTATAAACCGAAGAAAGCAATTGTTCCGGGTGTCGGAAAAGGTGCGTGTACTTTTGAGGCAGCCGTTTTGAAAAACGACAAACCTTATATACAAAACGCAACTATGGACGGATACGTTGATGGTGGGATTTTGCAACATTATGTTTCAACAACATTTGGGCATTGTGGATCTGCGATCTGCATGGGTGATTCTGTTTGTGCGATACACAATAGAGGAAGAAACCAACCAGGTGCTAATGAAGCTTTGTGCTTTACAACCAACCTTCTCGAATCGATTTCGGGAAACGTGTAAGCATCCGGAATCTCAAGGAGATTCCAACCCCTCAACTTCGGAAGGAGAGATGGGGGGAGGAGTATGGGGATGTCAAATATCGATATTCGACAACCTACACACAACAGTTAGCCTATGCAGCTAACCCTTCACACACAAAAACGTACTACTATCGTGACTATCTTCGAGATATGGACATAATGGAGCATGAACTGGCATATGATGGAGTGAATCCTGATCGTGAAAACGTGTGGAAATCAGTCAATCGTATGTTTACAAAACCTAAAGTTTCGTATATTCCAAAAGATTTTAAACGAGCAAAGCGGATAATTAAGGATGTTTTGGGACCTTTCTTTCGAGATGGGTTGCAATATTCTCCTGAAATTACCCCGGAAGCAGTTCCGGGTTGCTGGTGGAAATATTATGGATTTAAAACTAAAGATGAAGTTCTGCGACATCCATTGTTTTGGAAATCACATATGGAAACTCGAGCTGGCCATCGCAAATACGCACCGTATTCGTGTTCAGGCAAGCGAGAATTTCTCAAGAAGACAGAACTCAGTGAGAAGAAAATCAGGACTTTCCTGATAGCACCTCTAGAGTTGTTACTCGATGAGAAGTTTCTATATGGAACTCAAGACAAAAACATGAAGAATTACCAACCCGGATGGATCCGTTATGGATTGGATATGCACAACGGGGGATTTGATCGGTTCATAAAAGGACTAATATCGGATTTCCACGTTGAGTGGGATATTTCAGGTTGGGATAGACTTCTGTCCATTTTGAAAGACGTTATGGAGCTGAGGAATGAATGCTTAGAGGAGGCACTGGGCCCATCGACATGGGAACAGATTCGACCGATTGCTGAGCGAGTTACCGAGGCGGTAGTCAATCACGAGTTGTTGCTACCTAATGGAGATGTGGTGCAGTGGGACTGGTCGCAAATGTCCGGAGACGGAATGACGACAAGTAACAACTGTATCGCACATGCGATTATATTTGCCTATTTGCTTATACAGGCTTGTCCTGAAGCAACAGACGATGAAATTAAAAAACAGTTGGGCAATTTATACGGGGATGATGTACTTGCAGGTTTGCAAAATAAATTTTCTCGTGTAAAAGACGAAGACTTTGTCAATTCTATCTACGGGCAATTTGGGATGAGTGTTAAAAAAGGCACTTTTAAATGTCAGGATTCGCCTGTGGGAATGTCCTTTTTGGGCGCAACCACACGAGTTTTTTATCATAGAAAGAAACCTTATTTCGCTCCTTCCTATAGTCGCGACCGGATCATCACTGGCCACGCTTGCAGCTTGGATCCTTTGGACTTAGACTCTGAACTCATGAAACAATATTCTCTCCTTGAATTGGGGTGGTATGATTGTTATGATGAGATTAGTAAGTATATAGTCTATTTATTGAAACGTCCAGAACATAGTTCCGTTTTGACGGCCTTCAGATCGGTAGGAATACCATCACGGGAGGCGTTAAGGAACAGGTGGGCTGGACTTTCGGATTCGAGCTAGGACACTTTATCTTTTTTAGTGTCCGCCTAGGCGGAGGAGGTCGGCGTGATGAAAATTATGGCGACAACTAACGTGCTGGCAGGAAAAATGCCAAGAAAGGGGCGAGCACTCCTAAATAAAATGCTCAATGGTCGACAGATTACTGAAGGCGGCGCCGCTTTCCTAATCGCTTATCTTGACCCATTTCATGATGCCCCGATTGAGGATTTGGAGGGATACCCGGATATGACTGCTTGTCGGTCAGATGTTCAGGTGTCCACCAGAACTTTTTCTGTGACATCACCGTTTGATGATGGGACAACACCTTGGGATATGCATGTTCCGTTCATGCCATTAACTCCATGTTTCACTCAAGAGGAATATTTTCCACTTTCTCGTAGAAAGGAAAAGAAGCCGGATGAGGAGAAGAAACTATTGAAGATTGATGGTAGTGCGGATAACATTATCTACAAGAAAAATTTGCGATCGATGGATAAAGGCGTTCGTGATGTGGTTTTCACGAAAACTGCGTTGATGCATGTGCCCGACGACGAAAATGATTACTTCATGAAAATAGTTATGAATTCGCCAACTCCGAAAGATAGTAAGAATTGGCAGGCAGATTTGAAGTTTGATTATGCTTTGTTGTCACCTGGTGACAAAAGAATATCAATTACTAATCCACCCGAAACTATAAAAACGAAGGAAGAACTTGAACTCGAAAAAGGGTACAAGGCCCGTAGAAAGTTGAAAGGAATGTCGCCAGAATCGGTTTTAACAGATTATTATCTGAGAACGACCATGACAAATTCTGGTGATTTGGTTCAATCTGGAAATGGGCTTGCAGTTTATGCAGGATGGAATATTTTAACCGTTGAAAATGGTGCGGATTGGGAGACTGCTACTGATGGTGATAGCTTTGATACTGTTTCGATAGATTCAGAGTTTACTTCTGGTGCCTGGCGCCTTTTGGCGACGGGATGTGAAGTTGTCAATACGACAGCCGAACTTTACAAAGGAGGTTCAGTCACTGCCTATAGAAGTCCTTCTATAAATGTGCCAACGGAGGTGAGTATTCCGGATGTGGAAACATTAACAGCTCGAAGTATTGGGTTACTGCCTCCGTCTACCCAAGACGAAGCAGCAACATACCCAACATCTGTGACCTGGGGTGCCGAAGATGGTTCTTACCAAGTTGCTACATTGAATTCGAAAGATAACCCGTATTACACTCCACAGCCTGGATGTGCAGCTATGATTTCACCATCATCAGTTACAGATTTAGAAAATGGAGTTGGATGGCTTGGTTACTTTCCAACGTTTTTTGAGGCGTCGGATCCTGTTCGTGCACTAACGTCTTCACTCGCGAGTGGCTTGCCATTCGATGTGTGTGGAACAGTGTTTTCAGGGTTGAACCCCAATACGACAATGCAGGTGACAGTTCGATACTATTTTGAACGACACCCCACTATAGCAGATGTAGATCTGTTGACTTTGTCGAAGCCTGCTGCTCCCTACGACCCGTTGGTCCTCGAGATGGTCTCGCGCGCAACGCGAGAAATGCCCGTGGCCGTAAAGGTTGCAGAGAATCCTCTTGGGGAATGGTTTACAGATATTGTTGGCGCTGTGTCAAATTTAGCACCGAAGATCGGGGACACACTTAGTAAGGCCGGGATTCCCTTTGCGGGGGAAATAGGTAAAGGACTAGGTGAGTTTGGATCTATGGCGAAAGAGTTGATGCCAGCAAAGGCTGCGAATCAAAATGCTTTAGTTGAATCGGCGTCACTTGAAAAGAAGGTGAAACCGAGAGCTCCTAGAACGAAGAAAGCTAGGAACGAAAATCCACCGTCATACGCATCTGTTGCGGAGACGATAGAACGACGAAAAGCAAAAAATGAGAGGAGAAAGCTCAAACGAAAGCTTAAAAAAGCTGGATGATTGAGTGTAGGCTCTGACACCGAATAGGACTCGGTATATAAATGTTCTCGCGCAGAGGTGCGCTGTAATAAATGCCTAAATTTAAAGCTGATTACGGTGAATTAGTGCAATGTCACTAACACCCAACAGCGAAAATTGTAGGATATTCTTG